CTGGTTTGAATTGATTGTGTCTGTAAGATTAACAATGTAACGAACGCCAGTAAATGTTCCGACTACCACTGAAACTACCACTGGTACCATAACTATGTTTTTCTTTAACAAGTCTGCTAAGTTCATTTACGTTCCTCATTTTTTTTCCTCAATCTCATAAAAGAAATTGTCGGTGTCTTCTGTTTTCCACTTACCCGTATCTTCTACGTTCCATTCATTTGTTTGTACCTTCCAGTCAGGAATATTATCCTTAACGGTAAATGAAGGTAGATCCCAAATGCATCTGTTGTTTGGCTGCGCCGCATAGTTCCCATCATCGAGAGCTATGATGTGTGCACACTTATGTTCGTGTGGTATTTCCGAGTGATCGGTATCCAGTATATTACCATCTGGGTGTGCCCAGTCAACTGTAAATAGGTAGCTGCCGTGATGCCACTTTTTATCTTTACCAATATATTTACCTGAAGCTGCGCTTAAGATATTCCAAGAAGTAACAGTAGGAAAATAACTAAAAGAATTCCAGAGCTCCAACTCATCAAGCCTACGTTTAGGTACATCTTCGATTTTAAATCCTCTTTGAATAAATGCTGATATTGGGAGACGATAAAAGATTGCACCGTTTTCCATAATGCAATGGAATAAGATCGCGCGGCCACCCATAGAGGTGATACCAAAGATAATACAGTCTTCAACTTCTCCGTGATGTTTTTTAAGATCATATAAATACTCCTTTCGTATTTGTGCGTAGGTAGCTGGAATGTTTGCGTTTAAGTAAGCCACTATTTTATTTTACCCCAGTTTTCCCCTTGCTCATAATCTACTTTGTTCGGTACTTTAAGTTTTACAGCTGACTCCATTATCTCAATAATGTTTTCAGCTTTAGCATCAGATTCAACAGATATGTCTACTTCATCGTGAATTTGAATGTGTGGTATTATACCATTTTCATATAAGGCTACCATACTTTTTTTAGTCATATCAGCTGCTGATCCTTGTATTAATTTGTTTAATGCTTTGTAAGTAAATGCACGTTTTAATGGTTCATCATATTCTTTTCTGGCCATCTCTAGTGGTAGTGGTTTAAATATACCAAATTGAGTTGGTTGCCAAAGATCAAAATGACACGCACGTCCTCCTAAAGTTCTAATTTTACCTCTGTCATTTGCTTTACGAGATACATTATCCATAAGTTGTTTTACGAATGGAGCTTTAGAATGATATTGTTTAATTAATTTCTCTGCTGATTCTTTCATCAAACCTAATTCAGCCATTAATTTATTTTTACCCATACCATACATTAAACCTAAATTAATTGTCTTGGCTTGTTTACGTTCTATGCCTGCCATATCGGCCACGACTTGGTGGAAATCAGCGTCTCCGGCGTTATATGCGTCTACAATTTCATCAACTCCTGACAAATTTTGTAGTTTTGCATAATGTACTAAAATTCTAGGCTCTTGTTGTGAGTAGTCAAACGATCCCCATTTAGTTTTTTCTTCTGGAATAAATATAGATCTAATCATAGGACCAAGTTCAGGATGTCTTGCAGGTATTTGTTGTAAGTTTGGATTACTCATACTAAATCTACCTGTTACAGTTCCTCCTGCATCTGATCTTATTTGATTTATGTCTGCGTGTATTCTACCCTTAACTGCGTGTTTAGTTATTGAATCTATAAATGTAGTGTGTGCTTTGTTTATCTCTCTTGCATCAGCAATTAGTTTTGGTAATTCGTGTGGATGATTCTGTAAAAAGTTTTTTGTAAAACTTGGTTCTTTACTTTTTTCTGTTCTATCATATGGAAGTTTTAGTTTATCAAAAGCTTTTGCAATAGATCTAGCTGCGTGTATTTCTACATCAACATTAGTTAAGTCTTTGATTCTACTAACAATTTTAGCTTCTCTTTCCATAAGATTTTTTTTAATTTTAGCTGCTCTTTCAAGATTAACTCTTACACCTTTGAATCTCATATCTACTAAACAAGGAAATAGTTTTGTCTCTAAATTAAATACATCCCAAAGTTCTTCTTTGTATAATTCTGTTTCTAATCTTTGCCAAAGTTTAAGTGTAGATTCAGCATCACGTTCTGCATATTGTCCTACAAACAAAGCAGGTAATCGCCACATATCTTTTTTAGGATCTAGGCCATACTCTTTGGCTGCTGCATTTAAAATGCTTTCATCTTTACCAATACCTACATAAAATTTTGACAGTGTATTTAATGCATAAGACATTCTGTTCTCATCTATTAAAGACGCTGCTATCATTGTGTCTACTATTTTACCTTTAACGACTATACCTGCTGACCTTAACCAGCAAATATCGTACATTGCATTGTGAAATATAAAGGTAGTATCTACCTGGCTACAAATATCTTTAAGCCAATTTAACACTAGATTTTTATCCATATTACCACCGGACTCGTGGTGGATAGGAAAATAGCCTGACCAGCCCTCTACGGCCACCGCAACGCCAGCAATATGGCCTTTTCCAGTCACATTACCAGAGCCTAGCTCTTTTAAATGTGGATCATTAGTCTCTAAATCTATCGCTATTTCTTTTGCACCTTTAAGATTTTTTAATTCTTCTGGCATTACCCACTCTGTTTCTGGAGTGAACAAAGGTATTTGTGTATTTCTCATTCGTAATCCCTTTCGATTATCATATCAATATAGTGCTTAGCTTTAAGAAGGTCCTCTTTCCCACCCTTTTTAGATGCTCTCACTATATATTTTATAGCGTTCCCCTCCGCGAAAAGCAACTTGTTTTTATTTATAAACTCTGCTGGTTGAATGACAAAATCTTGGTAGTGTTGTCCACCAACTTGTCTTAACAAAGATTTTAAATCTCCTAATTTAGCATCTTTATTTATTACTCCTGATTCGAAAAGTTTTTTATATTTTTTTTTCATAGTATATAAGCTCGATCAAAATCCTTTGGATCTAAGACGTGTAATTCACGCTTCGCGCGCGTCGCACCTGTGTAGAATAATCTATGTAATTCATCCGGGTCGTGACTAAACGTTTCTAGCGCTGCATTAGTTATATCTTGCATCAATAAAACTTTGTCGGCTTCTCCTCCTTTTGCTCCGTGTATTGTTGACATTATGATACGAGGATTTTTATTTATCATCTCACCATTCGCCCTCATATTACGAATGTAATTCTCTGTGATATTGTCTAAACCTTCAAAGGCATCGTACCAAACTTTATCAGTAAGTAATCCGTGTTCAGCTCTACAATCTCTCATTAAATATTTTTGATCAGTATGAAGTGTTTTAGCTTTTCTAAATCCTTCTAGTACATTTGATCCTAAATATTCATATATGTTTTTTATCTCTAGATAATTTAATGAAGCACTAGTACGCCAAGCTTCCCAATTATTTAATGCCAACAAAAGTTTAAGTGGTATAGAGTTACGTCCTTTGTATTGATAATACCAGCCACGTAGTTCACATACTTCTTTGACCTGATCTAAAAAATGATTTGCTGATGATAAAACTAACCAATTACCTTTAGACATATCTACTTGTGTAATGTCAGAATATCTTTTTAAGATTCCTTCTTCAGCTCTAGGTTTATAATTTTTGTCAAATCTATTTTGTACTTGATTAATTATCTTTTGTGATAGTTCGTGTATAGGTCCTCCAGGAATACGATAAGATTGATCTAATGTTTGTATATCATCTACTTCTTCTTTAAGTGCTATGAAGTGATCCACATCAGCACCAGCCCATTTAAAGATAGCTTGATCATCATCGCCTGCAATATAAGTCTTACCTGCCTTGGCCCAAATCTTTCTTACCATTTCCCATTGTAATAAAGATAAGTCTTGAGCTTCATCTATAAATAATACTTCAAACTTATTTGTAGTTTCTTTTAATAAATAATCTTCAATCAAATCATTAAAGTCTTTAAGTCCTTTTTCTTTTTTAAATCTTTTTAATTCTTCCGCTAATAAAAATAATTTATTTCTTTCTATGTCTAATATATTTTTTCTTGAATCATAATATTCTAATAGGTCCATTCGCTTAACAGCTGCTGTATTTATTATTGTAAGATATTCATTATCACAATTAAATGTACCATCCCCATCAGAAAATTTTGCAACTTTAATTGGAATACCACATTTTTCACCAAACTCTTTGTAGTCTTCGCTACCCATCATCTTCTCTCTAGTCATACCTAATTGATTAAAAGCATAAGAATGCAGAGTTCTAAAATAAGTTAGATCATCTTCTACATCTAAGTTAAATTTTTCCGCAGCTCTAGTTGCTGCTTCTGTTGCAGCTTTCTTTGTAAAAGAAAAATAACCTATTTGTTTAGGTCTTATTCCTTGCTGTATAAACTGATCCACCAGATTCAACAACGTTGTTGTCTTGCCTGTTCCCGGTGGTCCTAATATTATTGTTTTCATATTTTTTTACTTTACGTTCAAGTATTTTTTTTTTAAGTTTAAGTTCTTCATTTTCTTTTTGTAGTTCTTCTATCTTTAAACGAAATCGTAAGTGCCAATTCACTCCTATCATTAAAAGTTTTCTATCTCATATGGTGTTTTAGATACTGACGCTTCCGTTTGTTTCATTGTTTTAATTTTTACTAATCTTGGTTGTTGTTTTTTTATTCTTACTCTCTCTTCTCCAACAAAATTTTCTAATCTTTTTATCAGGTTACCTGTTTTAGTTTTATCCATTTCCCAATGATTCCTTTTACAAAAATTATAAAAGTCTTCCATTCTAAAATAAGTAAATTCTTTTTTATCATCTGTGTATGGCAGCTTATTAAATACATCATCAATCGTTCTAGCCGACTGTCTGTTAGTCGTCCAATCTTGTAGTAATCCTGTAATTTCATTTTCTGGATGTAAAGATTCTAAAGGTTCTACTTCTTGTAAATCTTGCATCATTGGTTTTAAAAAATGTTGCTTCCAATCTTTTGGTTTAGGTACGGGTACAATTAAATTTGCCTGATCTAAACAAGCCAAAGCAAATAATGGTGGACTATAAAGTTGTTCTGATTTTAATTCGATTCTTTTTTTATCCACACTTAAAAACCATTGTGGCGGATTAGATGAATACTTAGTTAAACTTCCAAGGACAGGCATCTCTTCTTCACCAAAGCCTACACCAAATCTTTTTGTTCTACATAAACCTGATTGACATACTGCATTGATAGGCGCATCTTTACATCTATATTTATCGTAACCTTTTCTATTTACAGATTTAATTAATTGTTGAACCTCACTATTACTTAATGGTGGTTCCATAAATTTTTGATTAGCTTTTACAATCTCATCTTCCCAAGTATCAGGATTAGATTGTTTGTAGTAAACAGCTATATTAAATAATGCATTATTCCTAGACCCCTCACCAAAACCAGTTGATGCCAACTTGTTTAGACAAGGAGGTCCTCCAGGAAATGCTTCTTCTATTTTTTTCTTTTCCGTTTTAATTTGTTCCACCTGATCTTTTCGCAAAGAAAACTTATCATAGAGCTGATAAAATTCTTCAAGTGTACAACCGGAGCCATTATCGTTGATCGCATAACGTAGTCCTTTCATATCATTGTAGTAGGGCAAGTTTAAAAAGTTTCCAGTGTCCCCACGATCCACTAGAATTTCTGTTTGTTTAGGAAATATTTCTGAACCTTCATAACCTAATATGATGGCCATCTCTTTTAATTTTGATTGCATCAATGATGCAGGAATGTTTTCTTTAGTAAATAAAAATACGTGAGCGCCGCCTGATTTAGAACGGCAAACAATTAAGGGGAGGTTAGAAGTTCGTATGCTTTGAATGAGGCTAGTGTGATCGAAATTATACTCGTCAATATCAATACACCCCCAGCGACAATCATTATTTTCTGTGATAGGGATAATTCCGAGTGCTGCTCCTTCTCCTTTAAGATGGTTTTTCCAGAGTTCGTCTGTGACGGCACCACGTACAATAAAAGCTTTGCCTTTTTGTTTTCCGTTTTGACCGCGTTCACCGGGTTGATATTGTCCATATGCTATAGTTAATCCGTTAAA